TTACCAGTGTTTGCAGCAGCACCAGTACTTCTTTCAATTGGATCTGCTATGATACCAAAAGTTCTTATATCATTTTCTTGTGGAATTGTGTTTGCTTCGTTACCACTTATTTCTGTAGCAACCATTACATAACTACCACCTAATTCTTCTCTTGCATTCTTTCCATGACCACCTCTAGGACCAATATAAGGGACTGCAGTTGCTCCTGATCCAAAACTTGTATTTGCTGATATAGTAACAGTTGCATTTGTATATCCTGATCCTGTACTGATCATATTAATATAGTTAACTGCACTACCTCCAGTTACTACGTTTGAATATGCAGCTGCACCTGTACCATCACCTGATATTGAAACCTTAGGACTTACAATGTATGTTGAAGAAGTATTAGGTGTAGTAGAAAATGCTGTGTTGACTGTAACTGTTCTAGTTGCACCTGTATATGACGTTATTTCTCTAATTAAACCAGCAGCTTTACCACCATCAATGTATAATGTACTTCCAATATAAACGCTATCATTTGCACTGGCTGTAGTTGCAATTCTCATTGATGTTGCATTAGTAACTGCTTGAAAGGATCCATTATTCGTCAAATATCCTGATCCACCTGCAGATACATCTATAACATCTATAGCACCATCAACAGCTGCTTGTTGAACTGCAAACTGTCCTGAACTATCATCTGCTGTTATAACTTTTACAGGAATGTATTCTGCTGTTACGAATTTACCAACATCAGCAGTACTTACTGTAAACATATATTTCCATTGATATCCATCTGATGTAGATGTAACACCAGTACTTGTACCTGTTGGTTCTACAGTTGAGTTTGCACCTTTATTATTAAAGATACATTTATATACATTTCTATCAGACGTATAAACATAGAATGCACTATTATGTAAAGTAGAGTTTAAAGTTGTATTAGTATATTCTGCATACAAATTATTATTTGCCCAGTTTCTTCTCACTAGTGCATAAGTTACATCTGTCTCTTGAATTTTCTTTGCTGCTAACATTTGTTTATAAATGTTATAGTCTTGTTTCTGAACTGTGTCTGTTGGAGTTGATGCTACTGAGTCGTTTGCATATGGACTAGTTCTACCAATAAACATATAAAGTCTTGAAGGTGCTGCTTCACTAAATGACTCTTTAAATTGGTCAGCTATATGATAAGACAGCCTCTTAGTAGAAGTAGCTGGCATTAGATTGCTCCAGTGTCTTTGATATTAACGTTAGCTTTCATATTAGATGCATGACTTGAACAATAATATTGATATGAGTCTCTTCCTGAAGAAACAATGTCGTGTGGTATCTGCCAATATAAAACTCCTGATACTTTTCCTTGAGCACTAGCTCCTGTGCTTATTGTACCATCAGTTGCAACATGGATCAACGTATTTGAAAAATTATTTGTACCAGAGCTACCACTTCTAATATTGAATGGATGCGCTCCACCTAAACCATTTAAGTCAAATGCAACTGTTGATTCATTTCTTACAGTTAGTTCTGGATTATTAAATGCTGCACCACCTTTACCAAAACCCATGTTAGAAACAATGTAAGCACTGGATCCATTTGCAGATATATCATATGTAACTGCTGCACCATAATTTGGTACTGTTGAATAACTTTTACCACTACTAAATACTGAAAACACGTTGGCAACTTGAGCTCTATCTGATACTAATAATCTGATAGCTGTATTTGTACCTGTTAGGTTAGTATTAACTAAATTTATTCTTGTTGCTTGAGTTGCAATAGATGAATTAGTATTTCCTAATTGTGCTAATGCAGCAACATTAGCTACTTGAGCTCTATCATTAATTAATAATCTTACAGCTGTATTTGTTCCTGTTAAATTTGTATTAAGTAAAGCTATTCTTGAGTTTGTATTTCCTAATGCAGCTAAACTAGCTACGTTTGCTACTTCTGCTCTTTTTGCAATAGCACTATTTGTATTAGCTAATGCTGCAAGTGTTACAACATTAGCAACTTGAGCTCTATCTGCTATCGCTAAATTAGTATTACCTAACGCAGCTAAAGCTCCAACATTTGCAACTTGTGCATATGTGTTTAATCTTGTTGTAATTTGTGTATTAGATTGGTATGAAGCAATAATATAGGTATTAGAAACTAATGTTCCTGTGTTAGCAGCAATAGTTGTTCCATTACCTAATGCGTTATAAACTTCTGTAAAGTTATCATTAATTTTATCACCACCAGAACGAATACTGTCACCAGTTCCGTCATTAGCGGAAGTACCTATTCCAACCGTTTGTTTAGCCATTATTTACTACTCCCTGTTCTAACATATAAACCAAACCAAGCAGCACCAGCTCCTACAATTATTGAAACTAAACCTGCTTGTTGATTTGTTGGTGCTTCTAAAGCCATAAACCATTGAACTACATCATAAAACATCCAAATATATACACCAATGAATAATCTAGGAAATAATCTTAATTTATCTAGTGTCTGTGTAAATTTGTCCATTTCTATTCCTTGTTTCTATTTATATTAAAAAGCGTCAAATGTAGTATTACTAGAATCAAATGTAATTGCAATAGAGTCAAATGTGCTTGAACTTGTCTTAGTTGAAACATTACTAGCAACAGATGTTCCTACTGATACATTACTTGTTTGTGTATATTCACCAAACATTTTTGTACCAGCTGGATGTAATAAACTATCAACAAACTGTTTGTATATTGTTAATGCTTTCTTTGATCTAATAACATAACTATATACTTGATAAAAGAAGTTATCTTGTAGTCTGTTGTTCCAAGATAAAAAACCTTTTGTATCTGTATACTTACCTTCATATGCTCTCAAACCAGTAATAGAAGGTAATCCAGTTGCATTTGCTGTAACTGTTCTTGAATTATTAACAATTGTTAAATTTTCATATTTGTTAAAACTTAAACCACCATCTGTTACAGTTGTTGACTTCAAAGCACCATCAACATGAGTTGCAGTTATTATTGCATTATTTCCTTTGAATGTAGTTGGTCTATCTGGATCAACTAATCTTAGTTCAGCTACTGCTGGATTTCTGACTGATATGGATGGAATGTTAACATAATTGTATCCATAGCTTGTTGTATAAACACTATTGATTGTTCCTACTGTTGTGTTTACAAATGCTAATGCACTTCCTAACTTACTGTTCACATTTGCAACTGCTAAGTTAGCACTTAATGATCTTGCATTGGCTCCTAATCTTGGAAATGCAGTATTGGTATTTGCGTTTGTTGTAGATCCAGTTACATTTAATGGTACATTTGCAACTGCAGATATATCGTCACTATCAATTAATAAAACTTCTGTATTACTTAATGAAGAAACATAAAATGAAGCACCAGTACCATTATCATCAGCAGTTACTGCTACAATATTATTACCTAAAGTGTAACCTTTACCACCATGTGATACTGCAAACTCTATTGCACTAAAGTTATCTGTTTCAGCAACAGTAGCTATACCATCTCTTGTTGAAGTTGGTGTAGATAATGTTAAACTATCTCCAATAACATAACCAGCACCTTTATTTTCTAAATTGATACCTGTTATAGTTCCTGTAATATTGTAAATGGTTGCATTAACTGTATTGCCACTGTTTCTTACTAATTCTAAATCTTGAAAGTCACCACTAATACCTGACAAGAATAACTCTTGCACAATAAATCCAGATTCAGTTGTTCTGTTAATTCTTTCTACTTTTGCAGTAGCACCACTACTTAGACCTGTAATATTTTGTCCTAAAAGTGTTTGAGTATTTCCTAAAGCTGGATCACCAACTCTAATACTATTTTCTTTTACATATCTACCATCAGATGCTCTTAGTATACTTTCACCTGGATCATATATTTCTATTTCTTGGCCATACAATGCTCTGAATAATAATTGATAACTTTTTTCAGATCCTCTTGATGTATATAAATCTTTAGCTCTTTTTAATAAAAAGTGAGTGTTTGCTTGAGTAGATCTTGGTATATCTGGAATTATTTCTCTTCTAAGATATTCAGTATACTTGTCTATAGAAGTATCAATATCTTGGTAGTTTAAAAGATTTCTACTTGCATCTAAAACATTATTGGCTGCTGAGTTTCCAGACTCTAAAAATTCATAATAACCTTCCATGAAGGCTTGAAACAAAGGTGCATCTGATCTTATAAAATCTGGTAGCTGCTGACCTATCTGAGAAGATATTTTATCTGAAACAGCCATTAGTACACCAGATTAGTTACACCACCTGTAGATCCTGTTGATAAGATTCTAGCTGTTTCACTTGTAATAGTTTCAGTTGTTCCTGCAGTTGTAATATTAGAAACACTTGACTCTACAACACCCGTTGAATCGTTTACAACATCAATGGAGGCTTTTGATATTAATAAGATCATATTTCTAGCAGGAGCTATGTCATTAATTGCTGGTTTAACATTAACCTCTATAGTATCAGAACTTGTTATGATAACACTTTTTATTGTAACTAATCCTGAACTATAATCTACTGTTCCAGCAGATGTATTCAAGTAAGTTTTGTTATTTTGAGAATCTAAATAATAAATTCTTAATATTCCATTACCATCATCATCTAAGAAACATGTTTGATTTTGAAAAGTAAAAGAAGTACTTGATACAGCTCCATAATGTCCTGCATGTGGGTTTGAAATACTATTGTTAAATGCAATACTATATGATGTTGTAATGTTTTGATTAGGACTAAATCTTTTCATCATTCTATAAGTAATATTTGCACCTAATATACTTGGATCGCTTGATACCATATCATTTACAAAATTACTTTCTCTAAACTTTCTATCAAATAAACTCAAATCGGATGTTTCAAAATCAACAACAGCTTGTGAAACTTTATCAGATATTGAACCAGCTGTCAATGTCGTTTGACCAACATCATATCTTATGGTAATACTTGGTACAACATATAAGTAAGTTGCATCAACAAACGTAGGTGAAATAGTTACAACGTTTTTAGAAGTAAGTAAAGTAGTTAATTCTGCTTTTCTTTGATCTGATAATAAATTACCACCAGTTGGTTTAGCTGCAATATAAACTTTACCATATATTGGTGGATCATTATCTTCTCCACCCCAAACACTTACAGCTTGCAAGTCAGGTGCTTCTGCAAGCAATGTTCTTGCATAGTCGTTTTTAATTACAGCTCTATTTTGTCTTTGAAAACTTTTAGGTGCATTGAATTTAATACTTGAAATAGATTCTGCATTAGCTCCACCAAATGCTGAGTTTGCAACGGTTACTGTAAATGTAGATTGTCCTCCTATTGTTGAAGGTGCAGTAAAATTATTTGCTCCATTTGTAGCTGTTCCATTGACAACATTATAATCAGCAATTACTATATTACCATTATCTAAAGCTGTACCTAGTACTCCATCTCCAAATAGTAATTCATATTTTCCATTTTCATTTTCTTGTACAAAGTAAACATTACTGTTTGCTGTTACATCAACTATATTGGTAGCTTCTACAAATGTTCTAAGTGATGTGTTTGAAGTGCTTGTTTGGATTTTTATTTTAAGCGTTGTTGTATCTACATTATTATTATTTAATACAAATCTTTGACTATCATTATTTGTATCTACTGTAAATTTTTGAGTTACAGGTTCACCTTCTTTTATTACTATAGTATTACTAGTATATCCAGTTGATTGCAATAATACATAAGGTTGTCTTGTTGTAAATTTATATTGTATTCCGTCTATTGTTGAAGTGAATAATGTATTAGCACCTATAGTTAAACTAACTACATTTGTTGAAGGTGTAACTGTAACACTTAAAGTTGCTGATGATCCTCTTGCAGATGTTGGTGTATATCCTAACATTTTAGCTCTAGCTACTACATTGTTTCTAACTTGAGCACTATCAAGAAACATTTCATTACCTACCATATTAACATATACAGCATTATAGTAAGTATTGTAAGCTAACAGATCAATTATATTAGATAAAGCACTTCCCTCAAAATCATAATCAGTAAACTGAGGTTTACCTCTTAAAAAATTTTTAAGATTAGTCTTTATACTATTAAAGTTAAGATCTGTAACTCTTATTGCACTATTGGCTTTAGCCATTATCTAACCCTCGTTAAAAAGAAACTGACTATTTCTGGATCAGTTTGATTGACTGCTCTAAATTTTATTGAAACTTCTATTGCATTTCTATCTATATTTTCAACAACAAAAACATCAATTAATTCTGCTCTTGGTTCATATTCCCTGATTACATCTTCTATATCTGTTCTAATATCAACTTCTATTTCACTTCCATTACTTGCTAAATCAAATAATCTTGATCTTATATTACCACCTAAAAATGGTTGATATGGTCTTTCACCTTTGTCAGTCAATACTAATGTTTTTACTGCTCTAGCAATAGCAGCATTGTTTGTTAAAGTATTAATTTTTCTAGTGACTGGATGTTTGTCAAAAAGTAAATCAACATCTCTATAAACAACATTTCTAATTACTGACACTTTATCTCCTAATTATTTTTCATATCTTGGATTTCTTTGCGTCTATCTTTACATAGTTTCGAAATC